CAGGCAACGTCACTGACTACCGCATCGTGAAGGACTACATCGTAGAGCAGTGCGCCAAGTACGATGTCAGGAGCATCGGCTACGACCCGCGATTCTCTACCTACATCGTCAGTGAGCTAGAGGCTGACGGCATAATCATGTCCGCCATGGCGCAGAACATCACAACGATGAACGGACCGACGAAGGAATTTGAGATGGCTGTCATGAAAGGCAAGGTGATCCACGGAGGCAACCGTTGCTTGCGCTGGCAGATTGGATGCGCTGTAGTCTATACCGACAACAACGAGAACAAGCGCGTGGTCAAGGAGAAGCAGGAGAACAAGAAGGTTGACGGCATCATTGCTTCCATCATTGCCATGAATGAATACTGCCACACATTAGGCTCTGATGATATAATGTTGGAGATATTGGATTTGTAAAATACCTTTCGTATCTTATAAGGATACAAGGGTTAAATGGCTACACTCGCAGACCGCCTACGTTCCATCTTTCGCTATCGAGTCGGAAAGTACGACTCGCAGACACTCAAGCAAGACCTAGGCATCACAGGCTTCGTGAGTTCTGGCGTTCACATCACAGAGCAAGGCGCCCTTGGCGTTTCTACCGTCTACGCCTGCGTCAACAAGATTGCAAGCACAATTGGCGCTCTGAGCCTTGACATCTACATGCGCGATGGCCGCAACGTAGAGATGGCAAACATGCACCCAGCTTCTCAGGTGCTAGACAACCCTAACGACGAAAACACACCGTTTGAATTTTGGGAGACCCTCGTGGCCAGCGCTTTGATCTACGGATGCGGCTTTGCCATCATTGAGCGCAACAACCGAGGCTATGCGGAGCGCCTTATCCCTGTCCACTACTACGACGTTGATATTCGCGAGGTATCAGATGAGCGTATCTACACCGTCCGTGACTACGGAATGGTGCGCCCTGAGAACATGCTGGAGATTTGCAACATGCACCGCATGAGTCCTATCAGGCTACACCGCGAGAACATCGGACTGGCCAAGGCCGCGCAGGATTTTGGTAGCGAGTATTTTGGTCAGAAGGGTCAGATGACAGGCGTCTTGGCTAGTGACCAACCATTGCGCAAGGAGCAGATGGACGTAATCCAAAGTTCTTGGAATAGCTCGAGCATGAACGCAGGTACGAAGCTCCTCCCGTTTGGCTTCAAGTACCAGCGCATCACAATCACACCCGACGAGGCGCAGTTCATCGAGACGCGCAAGTTCCAAGCGGAGGAGATTTGCCGCATCTACAGCGTGCCACCTTCGCTTGTTCAACTGCCATCACAGACGACGTTCAACAACGTGGAGCAACAGAACCTTCAGTTTGCTCGCCACACGATTGTGCCCTGGACAAAGCGCATCGAGCAGGAAATTAACCGCAAGCTCATCCAATCGTTTGAGCGCCCTGAGATTTACGCAAGGTTTGACCTCAACGACCTGTACCGAGGCGACATGAGTGCACGCGCCAACTTCTACCAGCAGATGCTTCAGAGTGGCGTTATGAGTATCAACGAGGTGCGAGCTAAGGAGAGCTTGAACCCAGTAAGTGGAGGCGATGTTTTTACCGTTCAAATAAACCAAATCGCCTTGGATCGCCTAGGCGCATATTCAGATAAAGTATCCAGCGATGGAAATCAAGCAACAGTATAAGGACGCTGAAAAGCGTACGATGGGCACCGTCGAGGTGCGCGAGGCTGAAGGCGAGGAGATGGTTTTGGAAGGCTATGCCGCTGTCTTCAACAGCGAGACTGACCTAGGCCATTTCCGCGAAGTCATCAAGCCAGGCGCTTTTGATGACGTCATGACCAATGACGTGCGAGCGCTCATTAACCACGATCCGAACCTTGTGCTCGGACGTACCACAAACGGCACGCTGACCTTGGAGCAGGACGAGCGCGGACTGAAGTACCGCGTGAAGCTAGGAGGCCAGCAGTATGCCAAAGATTTCTATGAAAGCGTGAAGCGAGGCGACATCAGTCAATCCTCGTTTGCCTTTACCATCGACAAGCAGTCATGGAATGAGGAGCGCACTGTGCGTAGCGTTGACAAGGTGCGGCAGTTGTTGGACGTGTCACCCGTGACCTATCCAGCATACGCAGCCGCCACGGTGCAGGCGCGTGACCTACAGCCTGAAATTGAACAGGTCGCAGCTCCTGCGCCCGAAGCAGATACAGATTCTCACAAAAACCCTCAACCCTCAACCATGAATCTCAACGAGATGAAGGCGACACGTGCTAAGCACGCTGATCGCTTTGAAGCGTTGGTCAACCTCGCAGAACAAGAGAACCGCGACTGGACCAACAACGAACAAGAAGAGGCCGACCTTTGCAAGCGCGAAGTGGAGCGTCTCGACGGAAAGATTGCACGACGTGCAGCTCACGAAGACATGATTGCTCGCCAGGCTCAGATGGGCGGCAGCACCGTTTCTGAGTTTAAGGAAATCAACAAGATTAACCGCTCTTTCAGCCTCGCCCGTGCTGTACAAGCTGCATCCTTTGGCAAGTCGCTGGAAGGCGCAGAAGCTGAATGGGCGCAGGAAGCCTCACGCGAATTCCAGTCGCGCGGCTTGCAGATGAGCGGCCAGATTGGTATTCCTGGCTCGGCTTTGTTCCGTGCCTTGGGTGATGCCGACAACCACAGCGCTACGGTGGATTCAGGCACTGGCTTCGTTCCTACCAACGTGCCAGGCGTCATCGACGCCCTCCGCGCTCCAACCTTGGCTGAACGCATCGGCACCACTGTCATCAACAACGCTACTGGCAACTTGAAGTTCCCACGCGTCGCTACGAAGGCCACAGGTACAGGTGAAGGCGAGGCGGACGCTAACGCAAACTCAGGATTGGACCTCGACGATGTGACCTTGACGCCCGAACGCGTGTCTGCCAAGACGTTGTACTCTAAGCAACTCATCCTTCAGGGTGGTTCGCAGGTCGACGCCATGATTAGCCGCGAATTGGCTGCAGCTATGAACGCCTACGTTGACACCGACTTCTTCAACGCGGCAGCAGCAGGCGCTGGTTACAAGATTGACACAGGTGGTGACAATGGAACGACCGACACCGATTTGGCGGCTTCTCACATCTTCGCGATGGAGCAGAACGTTTTGGCCGCTGGTGGTGATTTCAGTAAGTGCGTGTGGGTCATGTCGCCTAAGGGCTGGGAAATTACTCGCGACTTGGCAACAGTGGCTTCTGTCTCTGCCATGTGGGAGAACAACCAGTTTGACGGATTTCCTGCCTACGCCACTCCTTACTTGGCTAACGCAGCAACCACAGGCGAAGGCCGCTTGTTGTTTGGTGACTTCAGCGCTGGTATGATCCTCGCCTTCTTTGGTGGTATCGACCTGCTCGTTGACCCATACAGCAACGCAGGCACTGCTCAGATTGCTTTGCACGTAAACAAGTTCTATGACAAGGCCGTGCGCCAGTCAGGAGCTTTGGCTTCAATCATTGACGCAGCCTAACAACTAAACTACGGAAGCCTGGCAATCGGGCTGGGCTTCCTTTTTTCTCTCACTCATGAACGTTACACGTCCAGCATATCCG